AGCGGGACACCAATGGGACAACTTCGGGACAGACGGAGGGACACCAGCAGGAGTCCGAACACCCCGACCCGACCCGACCCGACCCGACCCCTAGAGAAGAAGCTAAAGCTTCTTCAAGCGAGATCCGGGAAGACGTGAACCAGCTCTGCACGGTCCTGGCTGACCTGATCGAACGCAACGGCTCCCTCCGCCCGGAGATCACCAAGACGTGGACCGATGAGGCCCGGCGCATGATCGACCTCGACGGCCGTGAACCGGCCAAGGCGGAGAACCTGATCCGCTGGGCTCAAGGCAACACGTTCTGGCGGAAGAACGTCCTGTCGATGGGCAAGTTCCGGGCCAAGTACGACCAGCTGCGCCTGGCCGCGGTGGAGGACTGGGAGAAGAACAAAACGGGCACATCCCCGGATGGGCTGATCGACGTCGACGCGGTCCTCGGCCGGGACGTGTGGTCGCCCGGAACACCCCCGCCAGGTCTTGATATGGCCGGGGAAATTGAATGGAAGAAGCAACAGCGGGCCGCGCATAAGGCGGAACGGCTCGAAGAGGCAAAACAGAAACTTGGGGTAGCAGCATGAATGACCGGACACCACGGCAGGACCTCGGCGCCGAACGCGCCGTACTCGGCGCGGTGATGCTGGACCAGCGGGCGCTGGAGGACATCAACCTCCGCGGCGAGGAGTTCTACCGGCCCCAGCACGAACAGCTCTGGGACATGATCCTCACCGAGTCCCGCGCTGGCCGCCCCGTGACGGCCCTGGCGCTGGCCCAGAAGCTCATCAGCTGCCCCATCGTGGGCTTGGAGCCGTCATACCTGCACGAGTGCATGGAAGCGGCCCCGGTGCGCTCCGCAACAGCCCATTACGCGGGGATCGTGAAGGGCACGGCGAGACTCCGCCGGCTGGCCGACGTCGGACTCCAGCTCCAGCAGCTCGCGTCGGTCGCCGGGTGGGACGAAACGGAGCAGGTCCTCGATGATGCACGGGCAACCCTGGACACCACCGCGAACGAGGCGGCCGGCATCAAGGTCCGCACGTTCGCGGACGCCCTGGAGGACGCGGTGAACCTGTGGTCTTCCCCGCGGGGACAGTCGTACCCGACGGGCTGGTCTGAGCTGGATCACCGCTTCAACGGCGGATGGCACCCGGGGCAGCTGACCATCATGGGCGCCCGGCCCGCCGTCGGGAAGTCACTGGTGGCTGGCTGTGCCGCGGTCGCCGCCTCGAAGTACGGCGTCGGGTTCTTCTCGCTCGAGATGAAAGAGCACGAGGTGGTGGGCCGGATGGCCGCCGCGTCCGAGGGGATCGACCTGCACAAGATCAACTCTTTCAACCTCGGCGAGGCTGAATGGGCGAAGATCGCCCACCTGACGACGAAGGCCTCGGAGTGGCCGGTGTACATCGAGGAAGCTTCCCGGATCACCATGGCGCAGGTCCGGGCCACCGTGCGGACGTGGAAGCGCCGCGGCCCGGTGCCGCTGGTCATCATCGACTACCTGCAGCTGTGCGCGCCGGCCGACTCCCGGGACCAGCGGGAACGGCAGGTCTCCCGGATCGCGGAGGACTGCAAGCACCTCGCCAAAGAGTTCGACACGCACGTCCTGGCGCTGGCGCAGGTCAACCGCGGATCCACCCAGCGGGCCGACACCCGGCCGACAATGGCGGACCTGCGCGAGTCCGGCGGCATCGAGGCGCACGCGGACAACATCATTCTCCTGCACCGGGACGACGAGGAGATGGAGGGCGAGATCGAGTTCATCATCGAGAAGAACCGGCACGGCGAGACGGGCAAGATCCGCCTCGCGTGGCGGCCGCACTTCGCGTCCGTGAACAGCATGGCCTCCGAGGCCGGCGACTTCCGGTACGGCATCGCATGAGGCAGTGGACGGTGACGGTCTCAGCCCCGGTGGTAAAGCCGGTCCGGAAGCGCAAGACGGGGAAGATGTTCCAGCGGAAGCCGTGGCTGAACAGCAACGACCGCGACCACTGGCGGGTGCTTTCGCCGATCCGGGCGGACTGGCGGGCGAACGCGGCGAAGGCTGCCGCGGCCGCCGGCCTCCCCACCGGACTCCCCCGCGTACACATCACCGGGCACGTCGTGAAGGAGCGCGCCGGGACGTACGACGCGATGAACTTCTACCCGACGGCGAAGGCGATCGTGGATGGGCTGATCGATCACGGCCTGTGCCTGGACGACTCCAATGAGTTCGTGGAGGGACCCTTCCTGCACCCGGGAGGGAAGGGCCCGGCGGCGCTCGTGTTGACGATCCGGGAGCTGGACACGCCGGAAGTTCCTACTCAACAAACGGAACACTAGGGAACTTTTGGTATAGACTGATGAGACAAAGAAGAAGCCCCGGCGATGCGATCAACATCCCGGGGCCTGACGGAAAAGGAAGTTCCGTAATGCCAAGTCTACCAACACCGGAACTGGAGGCCGCGGTCCTGTACCGGCAGCTCCGGATCGCGAAGGTCGCCGCCGAGCGCGCCGACGCTACCCTGGCGCAGGCCGGCACTGAAGCCGCGCAAGCCCGGGCCCGGTACGAAGCGATCCAAGCCGAGATCCGCGGCCACGCAGCCGTCGGGAATGTCGCATGAGCCGCCCGGAGCAGTCCACGACCGGCTGGCCGGCGTCCTGCCTGACCCTCGGCATCGGAACCTACCTGGACATGGCGGAACGGAACGAAACCGCGTGCGTGCCCGTCTCAGCCGACGCGCAGGCCCGCATGGACGTCACCCGGCACGTGAACTACATCCGTGACCGCATGGTGAAGATCCAGTGTGCCGCGAACGATCACAAGTGGGGGCAAGCGTGAGGGCGGCACGGTGGACGTTCCGCCGCCGCCTCGCCTGCTTCTTCGGTGAGCAGCTGGTCCCCGGCCGGCACTACCAGTTCCGGGTGAGGGCATGAGCGGCGTGACGCGGGTGCACCGCATCGTGATCGAGTCCTACCCGACACCGGACGGCAAGCCATTCGACCTGCAGCACCCCAACGACTACGAGACCGCCGTGGAGCTGTACAGCAACCCCGGGGCGCCGCTCGACTGCCCCGCCTGGCTGGCCGAGATCGACCTGACCGAACGGCTCTACACCGATGACGGCGGCTGGGGTGACGCCCAACTAAGCGGGTCGACGATCATGTCAGGCGGCGAACCGCTGCTGACCGTCCCGGTCCTGCGCCGCGTCCAGTTCTTCAGCCGGGCAGCAGCAGTCAAGCGACTGTCGTACCTGACCGACTGGGGCGCCGTCGGCCGCGTCGAGACGTCAGCCCCGGTCGAATGGCCCGCGCCGTGACCGCCGCTCAGTTGGAGGACCCTGAAGGCCGGGCGCTCGTCACCGCCATCCACGAACGCAAGAGCGCCACCCATTGCCGGTGCTGGACCGAGCCTGCCCGCGCCCACGCCGGGCACTGCTGCATGGCCACCGCAGGGCAGACCTGCCACGAAACGACCGGGCAAACCGCCCACCAGGAAGGAACACGATGAGCGAGAACGCCGCATGGCCCCCACCTCTAGCGTCACGGGAGGTCCGTAGACACTGCGCCCACCAGATCAAGGCCGGGTACTGCGCATACTGCGGGACGAAGGCCACCAAATGACCACCACTGACCAGCTCGCCGCCATCGAAGCACGGCGTGGGGGCGATAGGTGCGCGGCGCACACGGACTGCTACACGTCGGATATTGCCGCCCTCCTCGCCATGGTGCGGGAGCAGCAGGCGCGACTCGACGCGGCCACGGCAATCCTGGATGAATGGGCAACCTACAAGCCGTTCCCGGATGCCGAAGATACCCAGCGCTGGTACAGCCTCGGCAAGCGCCACGCGGCAGACGCCATCCGCGGCGCGCTCACCGCAACGGAGGGGGCATAGTGGCCGCCGGCGTCATCAAGCAGAAATGCCCTTTCTGCGAGGAAATGCTGGACTACGAGATCAAGTCCGCCGACGGCACGAAGAACGATCGGGGCGGTGTCAGCTACAACGTCAACGCCCAGACCACCCCCGAATCCACCGCCCACGTCTGGACCCACGCACCGAAGGAGCTGGCGTGAGCGAGGACGTGCGCGAGGCTCAGGCCCGTGCACAGGAAGCCGACCGGATCGGCCCCGACCAGGAACGCGCCGACACCTACGAACGAGAGGACCATGGCTGACCACCCGGTAGTCGGTACGGGGTCAGAGTCGTTCTGGCACCGCCGCACCAACACGTACCCGGGATGCACCTGCCCCGCATGGCGGTACAACCCACGCTTCCCCAAACCCACCAACCCCGCCTGCCCCAAACACGGAGGCCAGCAGCGCGCACGCCATGAGGCCGCGTGAGTTGTTCAGGGATACGGCCGGAACCCTGAACAGCCCGCCCGTTATTTAGGGTTAGTCGATCCGGAAACGACTGATTACCCATAATCAACCGGGGACATTGGTGTCGTACCTGGCCGATAGCATTCAGGTATGGCCAACCGGCCACAAGCAATCCACTGCAGGGAGAGCCTAAACATGGCAGTCACAAAAGAAACCGAGAAGTTCAGGGAACACCGCGCCAATATGGCCGAACAGTCCTGGTACGACGTCGATTCACAACTGAACATCCTGCTGGACCTGGTGTTCGGCGAGGACGACTCCAACCAGGCGGGACGCCTCGGGCTGACCGTCGTATCGCAGGGGACGGTCATAACCGGAACGCTAGTTTCCCAAGAGGTCTGGAAAGAAGCCCTTGCCGGCTTGTTCGACGAAGCGAACCCGGACTCAGCGGAATACCTCCGCAAGGAGGCGGCTGGATTCCAAAAGTTCAGGCAGGAACTGAGCGAGGAGCCGGGTGAACTTCCGGCGCAGCGCAGCTACATCCACTTCGAGAATGCCTCGGTTTGGTCCGGTCATGCCTCGATCAAAATGAACACAGTCCGAGTCGCGCTCCGCCACGTCTCAGCGTGGTCCACCGCGACGGCTGCCAAAGCCTGACGCGTTGGCGTCGCGGCGCTCAAAGCACAGTCGGGACACGCGCAAATATGCGGAACAATGCGGAACTTCCTGTTAAACTTGTGCTATGGACGAATGCGGCGCGTGCACTGGGGAAGCGAACACAAAGCTCTGCCATGACCACACCACCCGAATAGAGCAGGACCTCGCCGAAACGGACAACGTCATCGGCGAACTCCGGGTCACCATGGCGAGGATGGATAAAGGCGCGGCCAGCATCGGCGGCGGGGGCCCGGCCGGCTCCCGCCCGCCGATCAACCTCGACGCCCTCGACCGGTACGAGCAGCTCCGCGAAGTCCTCACCGGCTGGGCATCCCAACTCGAGGGCAGGGCGTACCTCGTCCTCGTCCGCACCGAAGACGTCGCCTCCTACCTGCTAGCCAACATCGAGAAGGTCCGCCTCGCCGAATGGGCGTACGAGCTCCTCGATGAACTCGCCCAGGCGATGACCGAAGCGCGCCGGGCAACTGACCGGGCAGCTGACAAGATCAGCCTCGGGATCTGCGGCGCCGTCTTCGAAGAGATCCGCTGCACCGATACGGTCAGCGCGATCACCGGGGCGACCATGGCCCGCTGCCGGACCTGCGGAACCAGCCGCAACGTCAAGGCCCACCAGGACGACCTCCTCGGCAAGGCCTGGCACGTCCGCGCATCACTCCCCCGCCTATATCGGGCACTCCGGGAAGGCGGCCACCTCCCCGGAGTATCCCAGAAGCGCGTAGAGAAATGGGTGGAGCGACGCAAACTCTCCCCCGTCATCCCCTTCAAGGCCCAGTACACCGCTGCCGCCATCATGGATGCGTACTGGGCGGCGGAGAAGTACAACGCCGAGATGGCCGCCCGTGTGGAGCAGAAGGCGCGACTCGCTGAAGTTGCGTAGTGTTCCTTGCTTTTACGTAGGGGTGGGGGTAAGGTTTTCTTAGAGTGCGATTAGTGGCTTAGAAACCACCCGCACACGACTTGAAGCCCCGCCAGTGTCCCCCAGACCGGCGGGGCTTCACTGTTGCCAGATGGAGGAACCATGAAGCCCACGTGCCCCTCATGCCAGAAGCCCGGCGGCGCACTCACCGCCAAGCCGCACTGCGCCTCCGAGACGTGCGACTGGAACAAGTGCAACTGCGGCGCCACGTACAGCCGCAAGACCGGCGCCGGCTTCGCGAACACTCCGAAGCCCGTCCACTTCCCGGCCGCCGCCTGACTCCCGCGTGACGGCGGGCTAAGACCGTCACTCCGTCGGGCCCGGGAGTGCTGCAGATCCTCCCGGGTCTGGCAACAAGGACCAACCATGTAGGCGCCGCTACCGCCCGGATGGTTACTAGATGAGACACACAACCGGAAGGGGCCCTCATCTCCCGCGCAGGGTCAAGCGCACGCCGCACGTCGGGAGACGCCGGCACTAAACCCCCAGCGCCGATCCTGGGTGAGAGATCGGCTCCGTCGGGCCGTGGAGGACTGCAGAACCTCCACGGTCTGGCACCAAGGACTGCCCCTCTGTCGTGAATGCATGCGCGACGGCGGGGCGGGATCGTCTAATGGATCTCGGAGAAACACTGAGCGCGGGTTCAACTCCCGCCGATCCCACTGGCACGAAAGCACCCCGGTCAAGTAACGCGAGACGTACACGGCGGGTTAGCGAGTAGTGCCTCCCCTTCCCCAACTAGGAACAGTGGCCGAAGCGTGACATAGGCTGCGGAACCCTCCCCGGCGCGAAGTACTGCGCGTACGGGATGAAGGCCCGCTGGACGCTCCAAGGCCGCGTGGTTCGATCCCACGCATGGGGACTACCAACGAACAGAGATAGGCGGTGACGACCCTTGTGCCTCCGGGAAAGACCTACACCCAAGCCCAGAAGGACGCCGCCCTCGCCCTCTACGAAACCGACGGCCCGACCGCTGTAGAGAAGCAACTCGGCATCCCCAAGAACACCGTCGCAGGATGGGCCAAACGCTCCGGCGTACGTACGGTACGTACGGAGACCACGCGTGCGGCTGTTGAGGCGAAGGTCGTTGATGGGAAGCTGCGCCGGCAGAACATCGTGCACCGGTTGTACGGGCAGGCCGAGAAGATCCTGGACGACCTTGAGGGCGAGGAGTTCAAGACGATCTCCAAGGGTATCGGCGGTGAGGACATCACGCGGACGTATCCTTTCGTTCCGCCGAATGACCGGAAGACCCTCGTCCAGACAATCGGCACGGCGACGAACTCTGCGGTCAACCTGGAGAAGGTCGACGCCGACAACGGCCAATCCGCCGCGGCGGTGGATCAGTGGCTTGAGATGATGACCGGAGGCCTTCGTGGAAGTCCGCCCGCTGGAGGGTAAAGCCCTCCTCGTCCTGGCGAACCCGTCACCGTCCATTGAGGCGTACGAGGGTTCGGTCCGGTCCTCGAAGACCTTCACGTCCCTGCTGGACTGGGTGGCGTTCACCCGCACTGGCCCCCGCGGCGCCCTAGCGATGATCGGCCGGACCGAACGGACCGCGATCAACAACCTCATCCTGCCGCTGCAGGAGCTCATGGGCCGGGACCGGGTCCGGATCAACTACGGCACCGGCACCGTGACGATCCTCGGCCGTGAAATCCACATGTACGGGGCGAACAACGAGGCGGCCCGGACCAAGATCCAGGGCCTGACCCTCGCCGGCGCTTATGTGGATGAGGCGACGACCATTCCGGAGTCGTTCTTCTCCATGCTGTACTCCCGGCTCTCCATCGCCGGCGCCAAGTTGTGGCTGACCGCGAACCCGGAGTCCCCGGCGCACTGGCTCAAGGTCAACTGGCTGGACAAGGCGGTCCTGTGGATCGACGGTGAGGGAAAGATCCACCGCAACCCGTCCGAGGGCACGGTCGACCTGCACCGGTACACCTTCATCCTGGAGGACAACAAGAGTCTCCCCCCGGCGTATGTGGAGCGGACGAAGAAGTCCTACTCCGGCCTGTTCTACAAGCGCTACATCCTCGCCCAATGGGTGGCCGCCGACGGGGCCGTGTTCGACTGCTGGGACCCTGACGCGCATGTCGTGCCCTACAAGGACCTCCCGCCGATGCGGGCCATCCTCGGGGCTGGTGTCGACTATGGCACCACGAACGCGACCTCGGCGATCATGCTCGGCCTCGGCACCGACGGTGTGCTGTACGCGATCGACGAATGGCGGTACGACTCCCGCCAGGCCGAGATCCGGCTCACCGACGGGCAGCTCTCCGCCGCCCTCAAAGCCTGGCTGACCAAAGCCGCCAACGAGGGGTACGTCCCGGAGTGGCTGATCGTCGACCCGGCCGCCGCATCGTTCAAAGTCCAGCTCGACCAGGACGGGCTCCGCAACGTCATCAACGGCGACAACGAAGTCCTGTACGGCATCCGGACCGTCTCCTCCCTCCTGAACGCGGGGAAGCTGCGGATCTCCGATCGCTGCAAGGGATTGATCAACGAAATGCCCGGCTACTCCTGGGACACGAAAGCGACGGAGAAGGGCGAGGACAAGCCCCTGAAAGTCGCGGACCACTCCATCGACGCGTTCCGCTACGCCGTCGCAACGACCGAAACGAACTGGCGCCCCTACGTGGACCTCGCAGCATAGGAGGCAAGACGTGAAGCGATTCCTCCACGAACTTTTCGGACTGCACGAAGTGGACTACTACACCGGAGACGTCAACTGGCGCCGCGGCGTCTGCTCCTGCGGCTGGGTAGGTGATGTCGACATGACCGGGAAATTCTTTTGATCCACTCACTCACTTAGGAGGCCATGATGGCATTGCCCGCAAACGGCACAGCATGGCCGCCGGTCGAACTCGCCGCGATCCTGCCCAAGTACCGCGAATACGCCGGCTGGTACGCCAACGACGTCGCCACCCTGACGGACATCTACACCAAGGCAACCGGCCGGCCCGGGATGATCTCCCGGCTCCGGACGTGGTTCCTGGGTGCGAAGTCCAACGGGCAGGCCGAGACGAACAGCATCCACGTTCCGCTCGGTCAGGAGATCTGCCGGACCGCCGCGAACCTGCTCTACTCGGAACCGTCGAAGGCCACCATCATCCCCCCCGCGGGCGTGACGGACGTTTCCAAGGCGCAGGAGCGTCTGGACCTGATCGCGGGCCCCGCCTTCGAACAGCTCAGCATCAGCGCCGCCGAGATCTCCGCGGCACTAGGCGGGGTGTTCAAGCGCATCACCTGGGACGCGTCGGTCAAGGATCACGTGTTCATCACGAAGGTGGACGCGGACGCCGCGCACCCGGAGTTCACCGCGGGCCAGTTGACGGCGGTGACGTTCTGGCAGGTTGTCGGCCGGACCAACTCCACGGTCTGGCGGCTGCTGGAACGCCACGAACTCGACGCCCAAGGTGTCGGCGTGATCGTGTACGGGCTCTACATGGGCACGGACTCCAACCTCGGGCAGGCGCAGAGCTTCGACGCCCACAAGGCAACGGAGTGGCTGATGCGCCCCGACGTCCTCTCCCAGCTCATCGACGGCACGACGCTCTCCACCCTCACCCCCGGGCTGGGCGCCGTGTACGCCCCGAACATCCTCCCGTCGTCCATGTGGCGGAATGACCCGCTGGGCTGCAACCTCGGCCGCAGTGACCTTGAGGGTATTGAGCAGATGCTCGACGCCCTCGATGAGCTCTACAGTTCATGGTTGAAGGACATCCGGCTTGGCAAGGGCCGCCTCATCGTCGGCGAGTCCATGCTCCGCGACCTTGGCGCCGGTTTGGGTGCAGGGTTCGACCTGGACCAGACCATCTTCACCCCCGTCAAGGCCGCACCATCCTCGGCGGGGTCCGAGAAGATGGCAATCGAAGCCGTCCAGTTCCAGATCCGCACAGATGACTTCCTGAAAGCCATCGACCACTTCCGCCGCGTCATCCTCGCCGCGGCCGGGTACTCCCCCTCCACGTTCGGGCTGACCGACGACGGGGCGGCGATGACGGCCACGGAGGTAGCGGCACGCCAGCAACTCTCCTTCACCACCCGCAAACGCAAGGTGCTCGGTGTGAAGCCGGCGGATGAGGCGATCCTGTCCAAGGCTTTGGCCGTGGACGCGGTCATCTTCCCCGCCGGGGGCGCGCAGCCGTACGCGGTGGAGTGCGAGTTCCCCGACGGTGTCTCCGATGACCCCAAGGCCATCGCCGAAACCAACCAGCTCGACTACAACTCCCAGTCATCCTCCATTGAGGAGCGGGTCCGGAAACGTAACCCGGACTGGGATGATGTCAAGGTCGGGGAGGAAGTCGCCCGGATCAAGGACGAGTTCGGCCTCGCCCCGCTGACCGACCCGGCAACGTTCGGGACCGACGGCAAAGGGCTGACCACCCAGCCGTTCCCAACCCCGACCGGATAGGATTCCCCCATGGCGAACATGCTAAGGAACAAGCGCCGCTCCTGCCGTTGTTGCGGTGACCCGGAGTTCACCCGCGGTCAAGCACGCAGGCAGGAGGGCCGGGAGTGGCTGAAGGACCAGACTTCCGCGCTCGCCCCGTCGTTCCATGAGGAACAGTACGAGATGAGCGATTGGGACTGGGATGGCACTGGTTCATGCGATGCTCATGATGCTGAGGGAATCCGGAACGTCACCGTTATCCACGCATAGGAGTAACCCATGGCGATCCGCCCGGACGATGCTGCAGTGCTGGCCAAGGACCTCCGAGAGCTCTACGCGGAGGCCGAAACCACGCTCCTGCAACGCATCGCCCGGGCCCTCGCAAAGGGTTCCGACGCGCCCGACTGGGCGGAAACGAAGCTCCTCGGCATCCAGGCGTTGCGGGTACAGGTCGACGGTATCCTCGCCGACCTCGCCAAGAACGTGCCGGGCGCTGTGGAACGTGCCGTCGGGCTCGCCTACAACCGCGGGATAGCGACCGCGGGAACGGAATTGACCGCCGCGGGCCTCGCTCACGGCGCGTTCGGGGAAGTCCAGACCACCTCGGCGGCGTCCGCGATCATATCGGAAACCATGGCACGGCTCACCCCCATGTCCTTCCAGATCCGGCGCGCCACCATGGACGTCTACCAGCAGGTTGTGACCCGCGTGACCGCGCAGACTGCGCTCGGGACCATGACCCGCCGGGAAGCATCACGGGACATCCTCCAGCGCCTCGCCAAGCAGGGTGTGACCGGCTTCCGGGACGTCGCCGGACGCAACTGGAACATGGCCAGCTATGCGGAGGTGGCGGCACGGTCCGCCACCTCAAACGCCATGCTGCAGGGCCACGCCGACCGCATCCAGGAACTCGGGATAGACACGGTCATCGTGTCGAACGCGAGCGAAGAATGCAAGATTTGCCGACCTTTCGAAGGTAAGGTGCTCAGCTTGTCCGGCAGGACGACCGGGCGCCTCAAGGACGGCAAGGCGGTCGTCGCCTCACTGGCTCAGGCCAAGGCTGACGGGCTGTTCCACAACAACTGCCGCCACTCACACAGCATCTACCTGCCCGGCATCACCAAAGGCCCCGGAACGGACCTTGCCGACCCGGCAGGGGACGCACTCCGGCAACAGCAACGGGCCTATGAGCGCCGTGTACGGGAACTGAAACGGCAGGATGCCATCGCTTCCGAGTTCGGCGGACCGCAAGCCGCACAGACGCGGGCGAAGCTGAACACCAAGCGGGCCGAGTTCACCGCATGGCGCGACGAGAACGACCGCAAGGACTTGGCTTACAGGACCTCACTGAAGGCCCGCTAGACCACCACCACACACCACCCGAAGCACCCGCTAACCCCGGGTGCTTTTCTATTGCCACTTGGAGGGCACCATGAAGCGCAAGACCATCCACAGGATCGACCCCTACGCCCCGGGCGGCATTGACGCCCTGCTCGCCCATCACCGGCTGACCTTCGGTGACGCGACGATGTCCGTCGCCCCCGGCGAGGCACCCGCGCCCGCTGGAGAGCCTGCCGCGCCCGCCCCGGCACCCGCGCCAGTTGCTCCCGTCACAGCCCCTGTAGAGCCCGCCCCGGAGAACGTCGCCGACCTCCCCGCCTGGGCGCAGAAGATCATCACCGACACCCGCGCCGAAGCCGCCGCGAACCGCACCGGGAAATCCACCGTCGAACAGCAGCTCGCCGCGATCACCAAGGCCCTGAACCCAGACGCCGGCACCGACGCCCCCGACCCCGAAGCGCTCGCGACCCAGATCGCCGCGAAGGACGCCACGATCCGGACCCTCACGATCGACAACGCCCTCGGCGCGGCACTGACCGCCAACCAGGCCTCCCCCCTTACCGCGTCCGTCCTCCGGGGCCAGGACGCGTTCAAAGACCTCGACCCCACCGCGCCCGACTTCCAGGCGAAGCTCGACGCGGTGGTCAAGGAAGCAGTAACGAAACACCCCGAACTCAAGACGGTCCAGGCGGCCGGCGCGAGTGGCGCGAACTTCCCCGGCGGGTCCGGGGAGAGCGCAAAGAAGGAAACCACCCTCGCGGGTGCCGTAGCAAACCACTACCGCACCTAAACCACCGCTTAGGAGAACACCATGGCGATTACCCTCGCTGAAGCAAAGAGCAATGCCACGACCGACCTCGACATCTCGGTCATCGACGAGTTCCGCACCAACCCGATCATGGACCTCATCACCTTCGATGACGCCGTGAACCCGGCCGGCGGCGGCGCGACGATGACCTACGGCTACCGCCGCCTGCTGACCGCAGCGACCGCCGCGACCCGTGCGATCAACTCCGAGTACACGAAGCAGAACGTCACCACCGTTCCCAAGACTGTCGACCTGGCCGTCATGGGTGGCGCGTTCGAAGTCGACCGCGTCCTCGCCAAGATCGGCCCGGCCGCGTCCGGCTCGGTGGCGCTGAACATCTCCCAGAAGATCAAGGCCACGCAGGCGAAGTTCGGCGACATGGTCATCAACGGCGACACCGCCGTCGACGCGAACGGCTTCGACGGCCTGTCCAAGGCACTGACCGGCTCGTCCACGGAAGACACCGTCTCCCGCGACTGGACCGGCGTGATGTCCCAGACGCTCGCGTTCAAGATCCTCACGGACGTCGATGACCTGCTCTCCACCCTCGACGGGGCTGCGGGCATCCTGCTGGGCAACCGGAAGACGATCAACCTGATCAAGGCCGCGTCCCGCTTCGCGAACCAGGCCGTCCAGGTTGTCGGCCCGCGTGGCACCGCCCTGACGTCCTACGCCGGTGCGATCCTGCAGGACGCCGGCCTCGTCGCCGGTTCCGCTTCCGACGTGGTCCCGATCAACGTCGCCGACCCGGACGGCGCCGGCGTGATGACTGCCGGTTCCTCGGGCCTGTTCGCGGTCCGCTTCGGGCTGGACGGCTTTCACGGCGTGTCCACCGCGGGCGGTTCGATCGTCCAGACCTGGCTGCCGGACTTCTCCACCCCGGGCGCCGTGAAGACGGGCGAGGTCGAACTCGGCCCCGTCGCCGTCGCGCTGAAGGCGTCCAAGGCTGCGGGCGTGTTCCGCAACATCAAG